TCCTGCTGTCTGACGGCGAGATCGCAAAGGGCAAGGTCATTGCCACCCCCGTGGACAACATCGTGATGTACTACGTTGACCCCTCCGACAGCGACTACGCCAAGGCGGGGCTGGTGTACACCACCGCAGGCGAGGCCAGCAACCTGATCGGCTTCCACACCCAGGGCAACTACACCACAGCCGTCTCTGAGAGCTTCGCCATCACCGGCGTGACCCTGTTTGCTGAGTACCTGGACGGCATCTCTGTCCAGACCATTACCCCGGGTGAATCAGTTTAACCTGCAAGGGGGTGACTTTGCATGACCGTCCCAGAGCTGTGCGTTTACACGCACAATTTTTTTGACCGGACGGACGACCCCGTTGCAGGAGAGTTTGCCTTTGAGCCGGACACCGTGCCCGCCGGGGTAGTGCCGGGACAGTATTTTCTCGTGCGAGGCTCCATCTTCAACGATGGCGTGCACAAGGCCGGGGACGGCGATCTGACCGCCGAGACCTTCACCGGGACGGTGCAGCCTATGCGCGTGCCGCCTGATTTTGTGGCGCTGGCTGAAAAAATCGACGTATACGACAAGGCGCTCCCGGCCGGTGGCGTGTATGTGTCCCAGTCCTTTGCCGGGTGGTCCGGCACGATGGCTACAGGCAAGGACGGCCTGCCTGCCGACGGCAAGACCCGCTATAAATCCGAGATCAATCAGTGGAGGAAAATGTGACATGGTCAACTCGTTCACTGCGTCCACCGTGATGCAGAGCTTTACCCAAAAATACCGTTTTCAGACCCGCAGCTATGAGCCGGACGGCGTGGGCGGCTTTGTTTCTGGCTGGAAGGACGGCCCCGAGTTTGAGGCCGTGGAGCGCCACGATACCACCGTGGAAGCACAGGTGGCAGAGCAGGCTGACACGGCATCTACCTATACCCTGCTGGTCAACACCGGCGTTCCTCTGGCTTTCCCGGACTACATCAAGCGAGTGAGCGACGGCCAGACCTTCCAGATCACCAGCGCAGCAGACGAAACCAAAGCCCCGCCGGAATCCGGCATGGGGCTGCGGGCCGTCAAGTGCAAAAGGGCGGTGCTGCCGTAATGGGACCGTCTGAGAGCATTAACCGGGCGCTGAACGCCTTTTTTAATGGCTTTGACATCCCCGGCTATCTGGAAGATAACATCCCTCCTGCCGCTTCACTGCCCTATCTGACCTACAAGCCCACCATCCCCGGCGGGTGGAACGAAACGACATCCTTCCACGCCCGGCTGTGGTACCCCAGCAAGGGCGGCAGAGCCCCCATTCTGCAAACAGAAGATACGATCAGCGCGGCCCTCCCAAGAGGCGGCTTAAAAATCGAGTGCGAGGGCGGCGCTATTCTTTTGGACAAAGACGATAAAGATTGGGCACAGCCACTTAACAACACGCCTGAAGGGTATCTGTGCGAATACCTTATTTTTGAACTTACACGGCTTATACCGTGAGTAAAGGAGCAATATGGCTGAAACTTTAGCAAAGAAGTTTAACGTCAACGTTTTGACAGCGGAGGCTTTCAAGAGCATCCCCAAGGGCTCGGGCAACATTTTGTCCGATTTTTCGCTTGAGACCCCGAAAATCGATGAAACAAACGTCATCCACGCCACACAGGGCGGCGTGACTATCACCTATCAGAACTCCACCGAGGATACCCTTTCCGAAATCGACAACGCCCCCACCAACACAAAGCAGGGCGTGGAAGTCACCGGAACCACCGCAACCATCTCTTACACGACTCCAAACGCAGACCCTAAGAGCATCCAGCTTGCTATTGGTACTGCGGACATCGACCCGGAAGACCCCACCCACGTGGTTGCACGCCTGAAAACCGCTTTGACGGATTTCAAGCCCATCTGGTGGGTCGGCCCCATGATCGGCGGCGGCTTTATCGCGGTCAAGCTCTATAATGCCATGTCCACCGGTGGCCTGAGCCTGAAATCTGAGCATCGCGGCGGCGGCTCGATGCAGATCACGCTGACCGCTTTTGCAGACCTCGAGAACCCCGAACAGGCCCCGATGGAGTTCTACTCTATCACAAAGGCCGCGTCCTGATGTAAGGAGGAAAGACATGAAGGAAATCATTGATCTGGAAGGCAAGGAGTACCTTGCAAAAACTTATAAGCTGGCAAAGGCATACAAGCAGTGCATCGTTGACACGGGCGCGGTGGCGGCGGCAACTCAGCCCGCGCCGCTGACTGGCAACGAAACCCCGGAGGAGAAGGCCAAGAAGATTGCAGAACAGGGTGCGAAAAATGCGGAAGAAATGATGCGCATGATCTACGAAGAGCACGCAGACATGACCGAAAAGGTCCTGCCGCTCTTTGTGGCGCTGGATAAGGGCGAAGAGCTTCCGCCCACCAGAAAGCTGGCCGCAGCAATGTCCCGCGCACTGTCTGATGACGATTTCATGGCTTTTTTGAGATCCTTGATGTGATCGGCGTGGAAGGATATAAACGGATGGTCTCGACCATTCGTCTGGATTTGCTGGAACTTTTCGGCAAGTCCTATATCCTCGACCACATCAAAAAAGAAATCAGAAACCACGATGAAGTTCAATTCTACCGCGATTGCATAGCAGATGCCGTTGGCGGTCTTGCGGGAGCTGACGCTCTTTATTCCTACGTTGCTTCGTATACATTCCCGCTTTATGTAAAGCAGATCGACAAGCGGTCTGCGGCGGAGATCACGGAAGAAAACAGCAAGGCTCTTGAAGAGCTGTGCGGAGGGGGTGATGGAACCTGAAACTTTTTGAATTGAGCGCCACCCTCGGGCTGGACGACAGCGCCTACCGGCAGGGCATCCAGAATGTGCAATCCGAGACAAAAAAGGCCGTTTCTTCGCTGTCAGGAGAGTACAGCAAGGCCGCGAAGGCCGTAGTGGAGCTGACCAGACGTTACAACGAGTCGGTGGGCAAGACCGGCAAAGCATCCTCTGAGACCAAAAATCTCAAGACCATGTTGGCGCAGGCAGAAGCGCAACTCAGGGCAACCACGACCGCGCTGAAAGCTGCAAACAACGGTATGGAGGGCTTTGCCAGCTCCACGGATAAAGCGTCCGGCAAATCTCTGGCCAGCGCTATTACGCAGGGCACGGTCATGGCGAGCGTTTTCTCGAAGCTCGGCTCCGCCGCACTCGGTGCCGCAGAGGGGTTCATCTCTTCCGGCATCGAGTACAACGCCCAGATCGAGAAATACACCACCGGCTTTACCAATATGTTGGGAAGCGCGGAAGCCGCCCAGCAGGTCATGAGCCAGATCCAGGAAGACGCGGCAAAAACCCCGTTTGATGTCGAGTCCCTGACAAAGGCGAACCAATACTTGATCTCTGCAGGCGAGAACGCTTCCTATGCCCGCAGTACCATCATGGCACTGGGCGACGCGGTCTCTGCGACCGGCGGCGGCAACGACGAGCTGAACCGCATGTCCCAGAACCTGCAGCAGATCGCCAACACCGGCAAGGCTACAACGGCTGATATCAAGCAGTTTGCTTATGCCGGCATCGACGTATACGGCATTCTGGCCGACTACACAGGCAAGTCCACCGCTGAAGTGCAGAAGATGACCATCAGTTATGATCTTCTGACGCAGGCTTTGCAGGCTGCTTCCGAAGAGGGCGGGCGTTACTACAACAGCATGGACACCCAGAGCCAGACCATGAATGGCCGCGTGTCTACCCTGAAGGACAACGTGAGCCAGCTGACGGGATTGCTGACCGGCGATTTATCCGGCGGCATCGGCGTTGTAATCGGCAATCTGAACGACATGCTCGTCGCAGCACAGGAAGCTTACAAAACGGACGGCTGGATTGGTCTCGCAGGCGCGATCACCGGCCTGACGGAGCCTATCAACACGGCAAAAAACGCTCTCAAGGACTTCGCAAGCAAAGCCACCACATGGCTGGATCAGCTGAGCTATAAACTCAACCGTTTTCTCGGAAAAGCCGCCACAGCAGACTTCGATACCTACGAAGAGTACGCGGATGCAAATAACCGGAAGAGTAACCGTAACAGGATGCGGGAAAATGCATTAAATGGCATTGGCATCAGCAACAAGAGCTGGTCGGAGCGTCAGGCGGAAGCGGCAGCAGCCAGTGGCAACAGAGGCAGCTCCATTACAACCAGCCCGTCTGGTTCTTCAACTAGGAGAAGATCCGGCTCCTCCGGCTCCAAGTCCACCACCGAAACTGTCATTTCGTCCATCTCCAGCACGGCCACAACCACCGCACAGAACGCGCTGGGCGCTGTGACCACCAGCATCCAGACCCTTACCGAAAAGGTCAAGGACAGCTCCGGCAAGATCAAAGACCGCATTAGCGAGACCACCACCACGACCGGCAAGGAGATGGTGAACGGTGTTGCCACGACCTTTAAGCAGGTCGAGACCAAAGTCAACGGCACGGTCACAAAGGTCACAAAGACCTATGACGACATGTCAAAAACGCTGCTGGGCACCTTTACCAACGTCTCGGAAACCACCGTTGACGGCATCACCACAAAGGTGCAGCAGGCGGTGGAAAAGTACGCGGACGGCAGCGAGCATATCAAAAAGAACGTCACAGAGACCGGCCAGCGCATCGGCGAGAACGGCGCGGAGACCTACGAGAAGATCATCACCTACATCGACGGCATTCAAGACAAGGTGACGGAGACCTCTACTCTCATCGACAAGAGCGTAAAGGGCACCCAGAACCGCATTGACCAGCAGCTGAGCGAGGCTTCCGGCCAGCTGGATAAGGGCATTTTTGGGCTGGTAAAAAGCGCCTTTAGTGATGCCAAAAACGGCGACTGGGCAAGTCTTGGGCTGGATTTTGTCAATCTGATCTGGGGCGAAGTGTCGCAGGGGCAGCGTGACGTGATCTCTAAGTGGCTTACGGACGCACTGACCGCGGTCAATGAGGGCTACTTCAGCGGTGGCATCGGAAAGGCATTTGATATCTTCCAGAAGCTTTTTTCTGACGGCGGAGTAAAATCCGATATCGACGGTGTGACCAACTCGGTCAAGGCTTTTGGTGAGATCATCGACGGTCTTGCAAAGTCCGGCGGCGTGGGCGGAGCACTAGGCAGCATCGTGCAGGGCTTTTCCGGCATGGCGGGCGGCATCACCTGGGCACTATCGTGTCTTTCGTTGCAGCAAATCCCATTCTTGCCCTGATCCTGGGCGTTGGCGCTGTCGCTGGCGGCATTGGCCTTGCCATGTGGATGGACAAGAAGAATAATCAGAAGCCTGTCAGCCACTACCAGAGCCCCTTTGACAAAACCGGCATGTATGACAGCCTGGGCACCTTCTCCACCCGTGCGGCCCTGCAGTACCGCGTTACCGGCCAGCAGTCCATTGTTGACCGGCAGACCAGCATTCTGGAACGCATCGAGGGGATGCTGGACGAGCATCTGCCAGACATCGGCAAGGGTCAGGTGGTCATGGATTCCGGTGAACTGGTGGGCGTGCTGTCGACCCGCATGGCGACCAACGTAGATGCACGCATCGGCGTGACAGTGGAACGGAAAGCGAGGGGTGTGTAATGGCAAAGCTTCTGGGGGCAAAAATCGGCAATTTTCACACCCTGACAGATTGGGGGCTGTACCTCAAGGTAGGCAGCCCTAAAATCGGCGCGGCAGAACCGGAAGAATACCTTGTGCAGGTCACCGGATCCGATTCACTGCTGAACCTGACCACATGGGACGATGGCAAGGTGCACTATAAAAAGCGCACCATCACCATGGAACTGCTGTGCAACGCGCCAAAAAGCAAGTGGCCCAGCATCGAAAGCACCATCGCCAACGCCATTCATGGCAAGTGGCTGCAGTGCCGCTTTGATGAAGACCCGGCGTGGTACTGGGAAGGGCTTTGGAAAGTCACACCATCCCGCGACCGGCTTTCCAGCGCCTTTACCATCACCGGCACCTGCAACCCCTTCAAGCGCAGCGTCTACGACGGCACCAACGACTGGCTGTGGGATGACTTCAACTTTGAAACGGACATCGTGCGCAACTACACGAATATCCCGCTCAAGGCGGGCGAGGACAAAGAGGTGTCCATCACCGGTGCACCGCGTGCGGCCGGCATCTACTTCCAGCGCAGCGAGACCGCCGCAAACATCGCGGTGTCTCTCAATGGCTTTGAGGTGGGCATTCTGGCCAAGTCCACCGACTGGCAGTATATCGAGGGGCTTACTATGCCGGATGGCGTAGTGGGCACCCTCGTTTTTGCTGCATCGGCAGACTGCAGCATCAGCATCAAGTATTTGGGGGCAAGCCTATGAGTTACAAAGTTTATGCTGGTGTGCAGACGGATGTAGACACATGGAAAACTAAGGTCTGTATCCACGATATCAGCGACATTACCGACACGAAAAAGCTCATCAGCCCCACGCTGACCCGCGAAGTGGGTAAAGCTGGCTCTTTTGAGTTTACCATGCCGCTGGGCAATGTGGCACACTCTGCGCTGCAAAAGCTGCGCACTACGGTAGAGGTGGAACAGGACGGCGTTTCCATCTGGCAGGGCCGCCCCATGAGCCATGAGCAGGATTTTTTGATGCGTCAGAAAATCTACTGCGAAGGAGAGCTTGCGTATCTGAATGATAGCGGTCTTGCGCCGTACGCTGCAAAAAATGTGAGCTTTTCGCAGTTTTTGGAATGGATCTGCGATAACCACAACGGAATGGTAGATGCATACAAAGCTTTTACTCCTGGCAATGTGCAAATGGACATTCCCATGATCGTGCCCTATATCGACGGCATCAAAGTCGTGCAGGTGGGTTACAGCTACGATTCTAATGATGGAGATTACATTTACCATTGGGGAATTGTAGATCCCGTGGATGGAAAGACGAATATTTTCTATGAGGAAACAGAGATCGACAAAGCTTCCTGCCTGAGCTGGGAAATCGATGAAGAGCACATTGCGGAAGGTCGCATTATTTCACGGATTGGAAGCAACAATTTCCGCGTGCGTCTGTTTGCAGCCTATGTAAAGGGCAAAACGTACGCCGCAAAGGTCGAAGTGAAAAAAGCCGAAATCGTCTGCGGTACTTGCAACAAAAATTTTGGCACGTACTCCATTTACAACGTTGAGCAGGCATCTGAATCCAAGACCTTTAAGATCACCGAGCAAAACGGGAAATACATCCTTGCTATCAACGGCAAGACTGATTCTCGCTTTTTGTTTGATGTGAAGGAACCTACATACAGCTTTGGCGATGGAAAAAACTATGGCGTTACATGGGACATCTTGCAGAGTGAGCTGGTGGAAAAGTACGGCGGATATCTGGTGCTGCGCCATGCAGAAGATCCTGACGGAAAACCGCGCCGGTATCTGGACTATCTGCAGGCGATCACCGATAAAAACAGCCAGACGGTGGCTTTTGGAACAAACCTGCTGGATTTGACCGACTACGTCAAAGCAGAGGATATCTACACGCGGGTGATCGCGGTAGGTGCCAAAAAGATAACATGGCTTGTTTTTTCGTGGGGAGAAACTATTACAGAAACCGCAAACGATCTGGCTGCGCAAAAGCTTTTTGGCATCATCACAAAAGTGATCTTTATTGAAGGCATCGAAAGCACGCCGCAGTCTTTGCTGGATGCGGCAGAGGAAGAACTTGCCAAAAATCTGCGCTATCTGAACGGCATGACAGTCAAAGCGGTCGATCTGAAAGACGCTGATATTGATGTCAGCCGTATTGCAATTGGAAAGCAAACGCACATTTTCTCTGCACCGCATGGTGTAGATACCTGGCTGCTGTGTTCCAAACTTGTTGAGCCGTTGGATTCGCCGGATAAAAAGGAGTTTACATTTGGCACTGAGTTTTCCAGCATCAGCGACCTGCAGGCTTTGAGTGCACGCAAAGCGTCCGATGCTTACGATTTGAGTCGATCGCTCAAAGGGTACATGTCAGGTTAATGAGACAGGAGGTGTTTTATGGATAAAACTTTTGATGAAGCCATTGCGGGAATCCGTAAGGCTGAGCGCGGCGTGGAAGTCCGCGAGGACATTGCACAGGGCATGGAGTACGTCAAGCAGTACGCCGAGGAAGTGACAGACCAGCAGCAGGCCGCCCTGCAGGCCGCTCAGACCGCCACCGGAGCAGCCAGCACCGCGACGAAAAAGGCCGCAGCAGCTGCAGAGAGCGAAAGCGCTGCCCGGACCTCCGCCGCCGAAGCAGCCCAAAGCGAACGGTCAGCGTCCGCAGACGCAAAGAGCGCGGGAAGCTCTGCCGCTTCTGCTAAAGCTGAAGCGGACAGAGCTGCGGCCATCGTGAGCACCGACAAGACGCTAAGCGTCGAGGGCGCTCCGGCTGACGCAAAGGCTGTTGGCGAAGCCCTAAAGAATTTGAATATTCGCCCGGCCACATCCACAACACTCGGCGGAATCAAGGTTGGTAGTGGACTTTCTGTGGCCGACGATGGTACGCTGAGTGTTGACATTGTAATCCCGGAAGTGGACAAACTAACTGCCTACCCCGTGGGCAGCATCTACCAGAGCACCGCACGTACAAGCCCTGCCGCACTGTTCGGCGGTACATGGCAGGAGATTGCGCAGAACCGGGTACTGATGGGTGCTGGCAGCGGCCACGCAGCAGGCAGCACCGTGGAGGCCGGACTGCCGAACATCACAGGCTCTTTTGTCGCGAATGTACGTATGGGTAACCATGAGGTATCCGGCGCATTCACTGCCGGCAACGTTATCGCATATACTGGCGGAAACAATAGCGATGCTTATACGCATAAGTTCAGTCTGGATGCGTCGAGGTCGAACCCTATCTATGGCCGCAGCAACACCGTGCAGCCTGCCGCCTACTATGTGCACATCTGGCGGCGCGTGGCCTGAGAAAGGAGGTTTTGAACCATGAAGATCATTGACGAGACCGGCGCGGTCGTGGAAAACCCTGACCTGACGCTGGGCTACCTGACCGACGACACCGAAGAAGTCACCCACCCCGCTGTGGAGGGCGTGGAGGAGCAGTGGCACTGGGAGACCGTGACCGAGTATCCAAACGGTGGCAGGGACGTGCAGAAGGTCGTTGACCGTCCCGGCGTACAGGCGCAGGCCGCATGGACTGAACAGGTGTCCATCCAGAAGTACATCCGCTACACCGCCGAAGAGCTGGCCGCGCAGGAAGAAGCACGCAAAAAGGCCGAAGCCTGGGAGAAGCTTCCGGAGACGGTGGCGGCACTGCAAAAAGAAAACGAGATGTTGAAACAGTGCTTGCTTGAAATGAGCGAGATTGTTTATGCATAAAATCACACAAAAATTAGAAAGGTTGGTACGTATGATGGCTAAGTTGTGGGCACAGGAAATTATGTTCGCTGAGACTATGGAGGACGCAAAGGCTCTGTACGAGCGTTGCCCCCGCCTGCTGAAGGAGAAGGTCAAGGCAATTCTTATCAAGAGCGGCTTTGAGGAGATCGTACAGTAAGGAGGACGCTATGGCTGAAATCATGGATGTATCCCGATATCAGGGCACGATCAACTGGGAGAAGGTCAAGGCAAGCGGCAAGGTGGACGGCGTGATGATTCGCGCCATGGGCAACAGCGCAGCGGGCAGGCCCAGCGCACCCTACACTGACCCACAGTTTGCCCGCAATTACAGCGAGTGCAAGCGGTTGGGCATCCCCTGCGGCGTGTATGGCTACTTTAAAGCAGTCAACCGGGAGCAGGCTGACAAGGAGCTGGCGTACTTCAAGAAGCTGCTCACCGGCCGGAGCTTTGAGCTGCCGGTGGCCGTGGACATCGAGGACGAAGTGCAGAAGCCGCTTGGCAAGGCCGCGCTGACCGACCTGACGGCCTACATGCTGAGCACGGTGGAAAGCTGGGGCGTGTACGCTCTGCTTTACACCGGCCTGTGGTTCGGCAGCACCTTCCTGTACATGGGCGGCGCGGCGCTGAAGCCCTACGACGTGTGGCTGGCTGCCTACCGCACGAAGAAGCCCGCTCCCAGCTGGCCCTTTGGCATGTGGCAGTATACCAGCACGGCCCGCGTGCCGGGCGTGAGCACTAATGTTGACATGTCCCACGCATACAAGGACTATGCGGGTATCATCAGCAAGAAGGGTCTGACCCGTCTCCGGGAGGAAAAGTGACCGAAAAAGAAGCTTTACTGTGGGTGCTGGGCATTCTGGGCAGCCTGTGCGCTGCGGCCATCACCATCGACAAGGTGCTGGACATCATCCACAAGTACGTCAAAAAGGCACAGGCCCCCGACGATGCGCAGAACAAGCGAATGGATACGCTCGAAAAAAGACTTGGCGTGCTGGAACAGGGACAGCTTCAGCACGCACAGGCCCTTGCAAGAGACCTGCGCCGCTTTGACGGCCTCGATGAAGAAATGCGTCTCGTACTCGTTGGCGTACAAAATCTTTTGGATTCGCAGCTGTCCGGCAACAATCGCGAAGGTATGCAAAAAAGCAAATCCGATATTAACAACTACCTGCTGAAAGGAGTAACAAATCATGGAAGCAATGTTTAACTTTATCCCCGCACCCATCGCACTGGTACTGATGTTCATTGGCTTTGCCGCGCTGGCCGTTGGCGCTATCCGGCTGGGTTACAAACAGTACGTCAAGCAGTGGGCACTGGAGCTCGTGACCATCGCCGAGGACAGCATCATGGGCAGCGGCCAGGGCGCAAAGAAAAAGGCACAGGTCTTTGCCGCGCTGCGCGGCGCACTGCCGGACTGGCTGAAGCCTTTCATCACCGATGAAGTGCTGGACAGTGTGATTGAAAAGGCTGTCAGCATGATGAAAAAGGCACTGGCAGAAAAGAAGCCTACCATCAACAAGGAGTAATTTATGATCGAGCAAAGCGTATCTCTCGCATCCAACGGCACGGCAAAGTTGCCCGGCTATGAGCAGCTGGTGCGCTTTGGCTACACTAAAAACCGGGGCGTGTACAGGCTGCACGTCGATGCAACCGGCGAGTGGGAAGGGCTGGCTATCCGCTGCTTCTGGCACGTGCCGGACGGCAAAGATCCGTCATCCTCGTTGGTGGTGGACGGCTATGTGGACGTGCCCGCCAGCGTGACCGCACAGCCCGGGAGCGGGTGCATCACCTTTGAGGGCAGCGATGACACCAAGAACATCACCAGCGCAGACCTGCACTACCGTGTAAGTGCCAACTCAGGCACAGAGGATGGCACAGAGCCGGAACCGGGCACCCCTGCATGGCAGCAGCTGGTGGATGCCGTGCACACTGACGCCACCGCCGCAGAGCAGGCCAAGACCGATGCACAGACGGCAGCACAGCAGGCCGGGGCATCTGCCCAAAAGGCTGGGAATGCCCTTTCTGACACCATTACCGCCAAAGAGGATGCTCTGAAAGCCACCAAAGACGCACAGACCGCTGCTAATGAAGCCACCACCAGTGCGGGCAGTGCAGACAAAAGCGCTCAGAAAGCCGCTGGCAGTCTGCAAGAGCTGAAGAACGGCATCGCAAGCGGTGAGTTCAAAGGCGAGCCCGGCAATGACGGAAAATCCCCAGTCGTAACTGTAACTGACATCGAAAATGGCCATCGTGTTAGCATCACTGACAAAGACGGTACCAAAACAATTGATGTCTTGAATGGCAAAGACGGCAAAGATGCTCCACAAATTGATGACACTACCGTGACCGACTCTGCCCCATGGAGCAGCAAGCACATCGTGGATGTGCTCTGCCCGCCCATTTCTGAGACCGGGAACCCGGCGCAGTTCTACCCGGTGGCGGGATATCCGCTGGGCTGTAAGGTGAGCTGGGAGCCGACGCAGGAAGGCAGTGGGACACCCAGCCCCGAAAACATTCGTCCCATCAAGGGACGTGACAGCGTCACAGTGACAAGGTGCGGGGAAAACCTGTTTAATCCTGCATGGATGCCAGAAAAAACCTTGAACAACGGATTAACGTGGACAATAACCTCCGATGGCACTGTAACGGCAAACGGAACGGCAAATGGGACGTCATACTACAACTCTGATTATTTTTCGCTTCCTGCGGGCACATACACGATTAGCGCAATGCCGTATTTCCGTATGTCAATTCTCAATAGGGATGTAGGCGATACTACAGTTGCTGCACAACAGGTTGGGCAGCCGTGTACATTTACGGTAGAGACTGACATACAAAATGCCTCCTTGTTTTTTGACACCTCTGGCATACTGGATAATGTTTCGGCAAAACCGCAGATAGAGAAAGGCACGACTGCAACAACCTACGCCCCTTACACCGGCCAAACAGCCACCCTTACACTGCCCCGCACCATCTACGGCGGCACGGTGGACACAGTGAGCAGTGAGGGGCAGGAGACGCGGAAGCTGCTGACGCTAGACGGGACGGAAAAATGGATGGTATCGGGCAAGTTTTTGGACAATAAAACCGACTGGTACTATGTATCGTCAAAAATTCCGAACGCTGTCAATGCAGCGCCGCAGAAAGGCAACGAGATTTGCAGCCACTATCCTCATGCAGATATCTCTAACACCAATACCGCGCAGGGATGTGCTATTGTGTGGGGTGCTATCCGTGTACGCTGGGGCGACACAATCCCGGATGATGCTGATGCATGGAAAGCCCACCTTGCCGCCCAGTACGCCGCCGGAACCCCGGTGCAAATTGCGTACAAGCTGGCAGAGCCTGTGCCCTTCACTGTGACAGGCGCACAGCCCATCTCTGCTCTGAGCGGCGTGAACACCCTGCTGACCGACGCAGACAGCGTGACGGTGACCGGCAGAGCAGACCCCATCAAACGCATCACTGACCTTGAGGACGCCGTGGCATCCATGACATAAAGGAGGTACATACATATGGCAATCAGAAGCAAAGCTCGCCATGACCTGACCCTGCGTTCCATCAAGCGGGAAATCGCCGCAGGACGTGACGTGGCATACTGGCTGGACAAGGCGTACACCCATCTGGACAGTGGCCTGCTGACGGAGGACGACATCGCAGAGGTGGAAGCCCTTGCGCAGGCGTACTACGATGCGCTGGATGCTGATGACAAGGCGAACGCTGAGGAAATCACGAAGTAAGGAGACAAAAAATGTTTCATTATCACTACATCGAAGTCATTGCTGATTCCGAAAACATGAGTACGGAAGAAATCACTTCTGTTCTGCAAAAATACTTTGCAAAACAGAACGATGGTTTTTACCTCGAAATCGACTTGGATAATCATGCCGCTGATTTCGATGGCAGCGGAAAATGGCTCATGCGGTTGGAAGGAAATATTTTGTGGATAAATGGCGAATACGTTGCGTTCAGCGGTGTGCAACAAAACAACCCGGACGATAGCGTTATCGTCAAAATTTCCGCAATTCGTTATCTCATTGTTCACAATAAGGAGTGATATCATGGCAAGCACTACATACGAGCATTTTGTTGA